AAAAGACCAATTTTTACGTTGGAATAAAGCAGGTGGTAGAGTAGTACGTGGATTAACATTAAGAAGAAATGAAGAAGCATTTATATATTTTAGTTAGTTTAGTATTACTATCTTGTGGTTCAAGAAAAGTACAAGTAAACACATCAGAAATAAAAAAAGATACATCAGTAACTATAACTCAAATTGATAGTAGTAAATCTATTAAAACTACAGATGATAACACTAATATTGATTTTAATACTGAAGAAACTGAAATCTGTATCATTCCGTTAGATTCTACAAAAGAAATTAAAGTAAATGGTAAAACGTATTTTAACGTGAAATTACGCATTAAAAAACGTAAAGATAACACTATATATCAAAATACAAAGAAAGTTGCTAAAATCGATTTAAAACACGTTATAAAGCATACTGAAGCTAAAAGTTCTACTAAAGAAAACACTAAAGTTAAAAATATAGACAGAAAAGAATCTATTTTAAACTATTGGTGGATTTTATTAATTATAATTTTAATCTATTCAACTTACAAATGGCAAAACAAACTTCGGTTATTGTAAAAATTGAACGTGATATTAACCGGCCTAACATTCACGCTAAATCTAAAACTTCCCAATTAAAGACTTCTAAGAATTATAAAAAGAAGTATGCAGGTCAAGGTAGATAAAAATACATTTTTTGCTTATATTATATAATTTATTATAATATTTTCGTATTGTAATAATAATATATTATAATTTTTTAGTATTATATATTATATTATAATATTTTAGTTATATATTTAACTATATTTAGTGTTATATTATATATATTATTAAAATTAAAAATAAAATAAATCAGCCGTTTTAACGCATTATTTTTATGTTAGGTATATAAGTATATCAAAACACAAAGAAAGTTGTTTAAAACGCTTTAAAATGCATTCTATGGCTAAAGTAAGTAAGAAACCATTGCGCAAGAATCTAATAAAACAATTAGATACTGTTTTTAGTCAGTACATCAGGCAGCGTTATGCTAAATCGGGTATTGCAATATGCGTTACGTGTGGTAAACAAGATGAATGGAAAAAACTACAGGCCGGCCATTTTATGAGTAGAAGGCATTATTCAACACGTTGGGATGAAGATAACGTACAAGTACAATGCTATGGGTGTAATGTTATGAATCAGGGTCAGCAGTTTTTATACTCTAAATACTTGGGTGAAGAAATGTCAATAACTTTATTAAATAAATCACGTGAAATAGTTAAATTTGCTGATGTAGATTTACTCGAAAAAATAGAATACTATAAAAGTAAAATATAAAATTTATGTATTTGCGGTACTAAATTTGCTCTCTGTTCTTTGTTATTGTCTGAAAATTGGGTAGTTTAATAGCTACCCTTTTTTTATGAACTGTGTTAAAGTTATGTTAAAAAAAATTTGTGTATACTTTTTTGATATACATTTGCTTCATCAAACAATAACAATTTAAAATTATGAAACAATTTATCAAGGATTTTTTCCAAAAACGTGAGTACCAATACACATTCTGCTTTGTATGCGCAATGTATTTTATTTTACAATTAATTTTTAGAAGCTAATGAAAGATTTAATCGACTATCAAAGATTTCAAATTGAAGCATTACAGAAAACAGTTTGCAAATTGAATACAATGCTATCACAATTAGAAACGTATTGCTTCGAGTTAGCAGATTCAGATTGCCCTGCTGATTACAAAACAATTATTAAACAACAAATTTACCAATTAAAACAAGAACAAAATGCCTAAAACAGAAATGACATTAGCAGAAAAACTATCTAAAATACAGGTAGAATTTAAATCAAACAAAAGCAGGTTTAATAGCTTTGGAAAATATAACTTTAGAAGTGCTGAAGATATATTAGAAGGTTTAAAACCATTTAATGAAAAGTATGGTGTTTACTTTACTATTCGTGAAGAAGTAAGTGTAATTTTTGAAACTACACCAATACTAATTTCAACTGCAACTATTCACGATAACAACGATATTAACGAAATAGAAGCTACTGCAATTGTAGGTGTAGATTTACAACAAAAAGGAATGCAAGTTCCACAACAATTTGGTTCTGCTTCAAGTTATGGTAAAAAGTATGCATTAGGTAATTTATTACTAATTGATGATACACAAGATGCTGATGCTACTAATTCACACGGAAAAGAAAGTAAACCGGTATCAGAAGAAAAATGGTTAAACAAAAATACACCTGAATTTAACCAAGCAATTGAATATTTAAAAAAAGGTGGTAATATTGCAACCATAGAAGCTAAATATAAATTAGCAAAAGCAGTTAAAGAAGAACTTTTAAAAATCAAATAAATATGAGTACATTAATTAATTTTAGTTTAAGGGTAGACAAACTACCGAAAGAGAAATTTGTAATTGGTAAAGATGGTGCAGTATACTACAATGGCACAATATCAATTAGTGATGAAACAAACCAATGGGGACAAAATGTTTCTATTACTGATTCACAAACGCAAGAAGAACGTGAAGCTAAAAAAGCTAAAAACTATCTTGGAAATGGTAAAGTAGTTTGGACAGATGGCAAAGTAACAACTGCTACAAAGCAAGAAGTAAAAGCACAAACAGTAGAAGCAGATGATTCGCTTCCATTTTAATTTAATAGGGGTGTAAAAGCCCCTTTTTTTAGACAAACACAATGACAAAAGACAAAGATTCACAAAGATTAATAATGCAACTTTATGAAGAAGAATGCTATATAAATCCATTAGAAAAAGTAGAATATCCTTTACCGGCAATTTCATTTGGCACAAAAGCATTTGAAACAAAAGATGGTTTAATTGAATATCCAATACCTGTAGGAACTTATGGAAACTTTAGCTTTGTACAAGCACCACCAAAAAGCAAAAAAACGTTCTTTATTAGTTTACTTTCAGCAGTATATTTAAACGATGAAATAAACGGCATTTCAGGCGATTTAAAAGGCAATAGACAAGGCAAACATTTGATTCATTTTGATACTGAGCAAGGGAATTTTCACGCTTCTTTAGTGTTTAAAAGACCAATGGAAATGTCAGGCAATAAAATAGAAAACTATCACACTTACGCATTAAGGCAATTAAGTGCACAAGATAGAATAGATTTTATAGAATATTGCCTTTACGACAAATTAGAAGGTAAAGAAGTAGGTGTAGTTATAATAGATGGAATAGCTGATTTATGTAGTGATGTAAACAATATAGAAGAATCTAATTTAGTTGTTCAAAAGTTAATGAAATGGACAAAGGAATTACATTGCCATATTATAACAGTTATTCACTCTAATTTTGGAACTGATAAACCAACAGGGCATTTAGGTTCAGCATTAGAAAAGAAGGCAGAAACACAGATTCAATTAGAACTAAACACAGTTAACAAAGAATTAGTAACCGTATCGTGTAAAAGAAGTAGAAATACAAGTTTTGAAAACTTTAGCTTTAAAGTAAACAAAGCAGGTTTGCCACAAGTAGAAGGTAATTTATACGATGTATTAAAAGGAGTATTTTAAGATGCAATTAACAAACAAAATTCAGGAACTAAAAATCGAAGCAGCACGTATGGAATTGCTTTGGTGTGATAATAGAGAAATGCTGCATTACTTTAGAACATTACAGGCTGATTTACATTTAATTGAAAGATTGTGTAATACAGAATCTAAATTTGATTACATTGCGCTCGAAGAAGTAATAAACGGATTACAAGATAAAGATGAAACACTAACTGATATAACTGTTAACTTTCAAATTAAACCAATACAACGTGAACGAAAAGAAGCACGTATAACCGCTAAAATGTTTTAGGTTTACTTTGATACAAAAAATTTGCAATTTTGCATTTACTTTAAAACAATAATTTATGATTTTATTTCTTGTTTGCTTTTGCTTAATTTGTTTAATAGTATTTCAGTTTGTAGACTGCGAAATTATTATAACCCCAATTAAAGGTGTAATGCTTGGTGCATTATATAACGATGATGATTTTGAAGATGAAGTAGAACATACTATACAAGTGCTTTTATTTGTAATTTCATTTTCTTTCGTATGGACAACAACAAATGGCTCAACCAAGTAGCGCAACATCACAATGAATGGATTAAGATAATTAATTCGTTTGGTGAATATGACTATGCAGAAGATATTGTTCAGGAAACATACATAGCTTTGTACAAGTATGCAGATGCTACAAAGATTATAGATGCTTCAGGCAATGTCAGAAAAGGATATGTATTTTTCACTTTAAAAAGTTTATTCTTTCAGTATTATAATAAGAAAATGAAAGTAAATAAAGTTTCTATAGATGAACAGTTTACTTTATTTGATGATTCTAATTTAGATGAACACAATGCTTATCACGATATTTGTTTATTGATAGATGAAGAAGTACAAAATTGGCATTGGTTTGATGAAAAGCTATTTAAACTTTATAGGGATTCGGGAATGTCTATGCGTGATATAGCAAAAGGAACAAACATTAGTTTAATTTCAATTTTTAATTCAATCAAAAACTATAAAGAAATTTTAAACACTAAATTTAATAAAGATTACCAAGATTACATTAATAACAATTATAACGGAATATACTAATGCAAGAGTGTACTAAATGTAAAGAAAAAAAAGAATATATTAATTTTTGCAAAGATAAAAGCAGAATTAGTGGATATAATGTTACTTGTAAAAAATGTACAAATCAGTATAGATTAGATAACAAAGAATATCTTAAAGAATATCATAAGAAATATAGATTAGATAATAAAGAATCTATTTTAAAATTACGAAAAGATTATTATTTAAATAATAAAGAAAAAGTATTATTACACAATAAAGAATATAGATTTAATAATAAAGAAAAATTAAATTATTTTAGAGTAAATAAAAAAATAAAAAATCCTTTATTTAGATTGCGTTGTAATGTTAGCAATTTAATATTAAAATCAATTACAAGACAAGGTTATTCTAAAAAATCTAAAACCTATGAATATTTAGGATGCACATTTAAAGAATTCAAATTGCATTTAGAAAAACAATTTACTGAAGGTATGAATTGGGAAAATCAAGGACAATGGCACCTTGACCATATTTATCCTGTATCTTTAGCAAAAGACGAAGAGGAACTTATAAGGCTAAATCATTACACTAATTTTCAACCTTTATGGGCATTTGATAATTTAAGTAAAGGCAATAAAATAATAGAAAAACAATTAATACTAATTTAAAAATAAAAAAATGGCAAGATTAAAAAGTAAAGGTTTAGGAGATACTGTTGAGAAACTAACAGAAGCGACAGGTATTAAATCTGTAGTAGAAAAGTTTAGCAAAGCAACCGGTATGGATTGCGGATGCGATAAACGAAAAGAAACATTAAACAAATTGTTTCCGTATCATAAACCTAATTGTTTAGTAGAAGAAGATTACAATTATTTAACTGATTTCTTTGGAAGGTTAAAAGACCAAGTTTCAGTAATTGACCAATACAAACTAATAGATATTTATTTACGTGTATTCAATAAAAAAGTAGAGCATTCAAATTGTGGTTCGTGTTGGAGGGATAGAATTTCTGAATTAAGAAAAGTTTACAACGAATACACATTAGATGCTTAATTGGAAAGAAGAAGATTTATTTAATTGGTTAAAGGAAAATGTGTTTCCTGATTTGGTTAAATCTAAAAATCAAATGTCAAGATGGGATTGTTACTCACCTGATACTAAATTTAGATTAGAACTAAAATGCAGAAAAGCACATTACGATACTTTACTACTTGAAAAGAAAAAGTACGATGCAATGATAGAAGAATGTGAAAAGCATTTAGATATTCCTTTGTATATTAATTCAACACCACAAGGCATATTTTCGTTTAACCTTTTAAAAGTATTCCCAATATGGGAAATTAATTATCTGAATCCTGCAACTACACAATTTACAAACACAAATAGAATAGCAAAAGAAGTAACATATTTACAAATTAAATTAGCAGAACAATTATGAAAGAAAACCCAATACAATTAGAATACCTAAAATCAGTTTTACTATCGCAGTTATTGTTAGAATCGAATGAAAATTTATTCTTTACAAAGCAATACAAGCAGCAGATTAAACACAAAATAAATTCTTTAAATAAAGATTTAGAAGAAGTAGTTAGAACTGAATATGCAACTATTTACAAAACTGATGCAGAAATGACTACAAACATTTTAAATGCAATAGATGATATTATGAGCAAATTGCAAACTTCTACTATAGATGAACTTGTAATGATTAATGCGGTTATTGATAAATACAAAGAAAACAAAGAATGGTTTGCTGAGTATGCACAGGCTGAATTTTTACGAATAGATGGCTAAAAAGCAGGAAACAAGATATTATCCTGCAAATAAAGAACTAAATGATATGCGAATTTGCCACCAAAATAGTTTGGCTTATGTAATAGTTCCTGCCGGTAGTAATAAGTATTGGATTAGTAAGTACAGTTTAAACGATTTACACAATCAGATTTATTTAACTGAAAACAATGTTAGAACTGAATTTAGTCAATACGAAGCAGATAAAAAGATTATGGAACTTTACACACAACACTCAAAACGATTTAAAAAATGACACCAAACCATTACGACAATAACAAAAGCTACGATTTAATAGATGTTGCTTTAGATTATAATTTAAATTTCTTTAGATTTAATGTTTTAAAATACATTTGTAGAGCAGGAAAAAAAGAAAATGAAATACAAGACCTTGAAAAAGCAATAGATTATTTAGAAAGAGAAATTAAACATTTAAGAAAAGAACAAGCAAAATGGATAGAACTGAACAAATAGTATTTGAAACATTAGAATTAGAATTTAGATTAACTCAGCTACTTAAGAAAAGAGAACAACTATACTTAAAAGGTGGCAATGATGAAAAGTTAAACGATAAAATTAGAGATGTACAACATAAATTAAGAAGCAATGCCACTACCAAAACCTAAACCAAATGAAAAGAAAACTGATTTTGTACAAAGATGTATGATTGATGAAAAAATGAAAACTGAATATCCTGATACAGAACAACGATATGCAGTTTGTAGAGAGCAAGTAAAGGGTAGCAATTAGCTACCTTTGTTCATTAAAATAGTTTGTTCACGTAAACGTAAACACAGAATAAAAGTGAACAGTAAATGTTAAAGTTTTACTAAAATGTATTTTGTATTAATAACTTGTTTATATTTGCTTATAATTTAAAAACAAATTAAAAATGACAAAGACAGAAATTTTACAAGAACTACAATTGCTTACTGATTTAGCAAGTACAATGAGTGATTCATTTACTTACAACAAACTAACCAAAGTAAAGGATTCTTTAGAATCTTTATGGCAAACAGAACACGCATACTTTGAAGAGATTAAACAGGTATTGAACTACGATGAAACTATGGACAATTTAAACCAATTAAACATTAGATAATGATTACAACTTTAGATAACAAGATTTGGGACAAAAAAGAAATTTTAGATAATATGTACAGTGATGACTTTTACTATGGTTATTTAGGAAAACAGGCATTATCATCTTCTACATTAAAAATGGTTCTTAAATCGCCTAAAACGTATAAATACGTAACAAAGTATGGCCAATCAGAAACGCAGCCGTTACGTGATGGCAAACTGTTTCATACATTGATATTAGAACCACATAAGATTGATGAACTTGTAATAGTAGATGTAGCTACTAAAGCAAACAAAGTTTACAAAGAAGCAAAAGCAGAAGGTAAAGAAGTATACACTACAAAAGAAATAAAAGATGCTGAACGTTTGGCTGATGCAATTTTAAAGAATGATGAAGCAGTACATTATATGTCTAAAGCAGAATTTGAAGTTCCTGAAATAGCAATGATAGATGGATTACCATTTAGAGCAAAAGCAGATATATTAAAAGATAATATGATAGTAGATTTAAAAACTACTACAGGGTTAAATGAATTTCGTTATTCAGCAGATAAATACAGTTACGATTTACAGGCTTATTTATATCGTGAAATGTTTGGAGTAGATGAATTTGTTTTTGTGTGTATTGACAAAGGTAGTTTAGATATTGGTATCTTTGAATGTTCAGATGAATTTTACCAAAGAGGAAAAGAAAAGTTAGAACAAGGTATTAGCAACTATAAATACTTCTTTGGTGCAGATAGCGATGTAGATTTGAATCAATATGTATTACGTGGGATTTTATAAATAAATAATTATGACAATAGAAATTTTTAATAAGATTAGAGTTTGGGCATTTAACAAAGGAATCTATAATAATTCAGATTCAAGAACACAGTTTTTAAAACTACAAGAAGAAGCAGGAGAATTAGCAAAAGCATTACTACACAACGATAGGGATGAAATAATAGATGCTATTGGTGATTGTATTGTAGTATTAACTAATATTGCACATTTAGAAGGTTTAATACTTGAAGATTGTATTGCTTCTGCTTATGATGTTATTTCTAAACGCACAGGCAAAATGGAAAACGGAACATTTAAAAAGGATTAATGAAAGAAATTACTGCTGAACATTATCACCTTGCTTTGTACGAATACGAACAGGGAATGAGTTTAGAAGAACTACGTGAGGTTTTAAAACACTACGAAGATTTAGAACTATTTGAAGTTTGTCAGGGTGTGCATTTAGCAGTAGAAGTAATTAGATTTCATATATTATTTGATTTAGCAAGAAAAGAACCAATAAAAACAAAAAAATTAAAATGGAAATCAACGAAAAAATAAAAGAATTAGTATTACAACAAACAAACATAAACGTAGATGATACTACACGTACACGTGAGCAAGTAGAAGCACGTAGTTTATATTACACACTAATAAAAGAAATAGCACCTAAAACAACTTTAAAACAAATAGGTAATTCAGTTAAAAAGAATCACGCTACAGTTATCTATGGATTAAATCAATGGGATATGCTTGTAAGATACAACCCAACGCTAAACAAGTACAAGGAACGCATTTTAAAGATGTTTGACAAAGAAATAGATTTAACTGATATAGATTTACTGCGCAAACAAATTAACCGCTTACAAGGCGAATTAATAGATTTACAAATAGAGAATGAAAGACTAAAGAAACAATTACTAAGAGATGAACACGAAACAATACAAAATATTAAATTACTTTTTCATAGATTTGAAGGCACAGAACACCACGAATTATTTTTGTTTAGATTAAACCAATTAGTAGATATAAATAGCAAAAGAAAGATATGAAACAAACAGCAGTACAATGGTTAATAAATCAATTTGAATTGTATTATAACGGAGAATCTGAATTTGTTTATTGTGAAATTATTGAACAAGCTAAAGAAATAGAAAAGCAACAAATAAAAGATGCATACATTTCAGGAATGTACGATGCACATAGTAAAACATCAATAGACTATTACAAAGAAAATTATGAAACAACCTTGTAACGCTCACGCATACGAGCAAGAAGCAAAAGAAAGAGCGCAGATATTAATGCGATTAAAAGCAGGATACAAACCAATACATAAATACAATAATGGTTTAGGTGCTACACTATGTAATAAATGCAGCATAATAATAACAACAGGATTACAAGATGAAATAATGTGTAAAAGTTGTATAAAAGAAATAGAAGTTAAACTAATAGATGAAGATAAAGAATGACACCACAAGAAAAAGCTAATCAGTTAATTGTAAAAACCCTTGTAACTTTTGAAAAGATTACATTAATTGAAGCTAAAAAAACAGCTTTAATAGTAGTAGAAGAACTATTATCTGAAACAGAAGAAAGAGATGGTATGCGAGTTATAAATAATCCGTATTGGTTAGAAGTAAGAAACGAAATAGAAAAGCTATGACAAATAAAGAAAGAGCAGAACTACTACATAAGAAATACACTAAAGACTATTTAAGATTTGTAGTAAGTGGATACATAAAACAAGGTTATCCGGAATGGATAGAAATAGGAAAAGAACTAAAACAACTTTACAATAAATAATATGGAAATAACAAATTTATTTTTATGGTTTATAATGATTCAATTATGTATTATAACTCATTTACTAAGTAAAATTAAAAACAAATAAGATGAAACTAACAGAACAAGAAAGAAAAGAAATTAAATTTTTAGCTAAAACTGCATTTAAAGTTTATGTAGCTTTATTATTAACTTTAGGAATAATGTATGTAGCTATTAATGTGCTTTAAATTGCACTATTTAATTAAATTATATAAGAAAATAAAAGAAATATAAACGATAGTGTATTAAGAAGCACTTTTAAATAAAAAAAATATGCCTGATATAACTAAATGCGAAGGTAGACAATGCGAATTAAAATATACCTGCTACCGGTACACATCTGAACGAAGTAAGTACGGGCAATCATACTTCAGTACACCACCATTAACACTAAATGAAAATGGTGAACAAGAATGTGAATACTATTGGCCTGATAAACAAAAAGAAGAATAGATTATTTTTATTTCATTAATAATTACTTTTTTGATATGGAAGATAGAAGAAAATTTAACGGAGGAAATAAGAACGCAGGCCGTAAACCTAAAGTAGAAGAAGAAAAAGTAAACAACATCTTCTTAAAAGCATTAGGTGAATTATACAATAAAGAAACTGAAGAAGAAACAAAGATTGCGTTTGTTAAAAATACTTTAATGGAATCACAACGTGGACAGTTGTTTATAGCTGAACACATATTTGGCAAACCAAAAGAAATAATAGAAGCTACACACAACGTAAATGATTTTAATATAAAAGATATCTTCAAAGTTGGGAATAGCAATAAATCAGAAATATAATTTACTTGGTTCTGATAGTAGATACTTTGTAATTACTGGAGGTAGGGGAAGTGGTAAATCATATTCCCTTAATTCCTTTTTACTATTACTTACTTATGAATCCGGACACGTTATATTATTTACACGTTACACATTAACTTCTGCAAACGTTTCTATTATACCTGAGTTTATAGATAAAATTGAAAGAGCCGATTTAAGCAATGATTTTTATATAACTAAGGATGAAATAGTAAATCTTAAAACAGGTTCTAAGATTCTATTTAAAGGTATTAAAACAAGTAGTGGAACACAAACTGCTTCGCTTAAATCTTTAGCAGGAGTTACTACTTGGGTATTAGATGAAGCAGAAGAATTAACAGATGAAGAAACATTTGAAAAGATTGATTTTAGTATAAGAACAAAAGGAATACACAATAGAGTTTTATTGGTATTAAATCCTGCAACAAAAGAACACTTCATTTATAAAAAGTTTTTTGAAGATAAAGGAGTACAAGCAGGAAGCAATTTAATAAAAGGTGATACTACATACATACACACTACATATTTAGATAATATAGAAAACCTATCTGAATCTTTTATAACACAAATAGAGAATATAAAACAACGTAGACCGGAAAAGTATAACCACCAAATCTTAGGTGGATGGATGGATAAAGCAGAAGGAGTTATATTTACTAATTGGACAATAGGCGAATACAAACAAGTAGGTAAATCTATCTTCGGTCAGGATTACGGATTTGCAGCAGATGAATCTACATTATTAGAATGCAATATAGATACAACTAACAAGCGAATATACATTAACGAAAGGTTTTACTTAAAAGGTTTAACAACATCACAGATATACAGTTTAAACAAGCAGCACGCAAACGATGCTTTAATAGTTGCTGATTCAGCAGAACCAAGATTAATTAGTGAACTACAAGCATTAGGTTTGAATATTGTACCTGCAGTTAAAGGTCCTGATTCAGTAACGTATGGCATTAGTATTTTACAAGATTATGATTTGATAGTTTCACCTGAATCTATTAATTTAATCAGGGAATTAAATAACTATTGTTGGTTAGAAAAGAAGTCAAAAACGCCACAAGACGCCCACAACCATTTATTGGACCCACTTCGATACTGCGTTACATACCAATTAGAAAATAAAAACAAGGGTAATTACTTTGTGTACTAAATGACATATGGACAATTCATAGCTACAATACAATGCTATATACATCACGTTAAAGATGTAGAAGTAGATATAGCTTTACCAAGAAACATTGGTGAAATAAAGCTAATGAAGAAAATGTACGAAATAGCAGCAGCATACTTAAAATGTTAAAGTTTTGTTAAAATTAACAATGAGTGTTGATAATGTAAAAAGTAGGTGTATATTTGTACAAGAAATAACAACAAATAAAAACACACTATGAGAACATTAACACAAGAACAAGCAACAAGAGTACAAAGAGAAATTGAAACTACTAAAAATCTTTTATCAAAAGAAATGCAAATATCTTCGGATTTAAGATATACAGATAAAGTTAATTTTTATAATAATCACATATTGAAATTACAAAATATGTTAGTTACAAAAGAATGGTAACAATAACACACACTCCTAAAAATTTATCTTATAATCGCTATACAATAGAGTGTAGCGATATAGATTTACTAATTGAAGATTGCGTTAAAAGAATAAGACCACAAAGCAAAGAATATTACAAGAAAGAATTAAGGATTGATTTAGAAAAAAATAAAACTTCAATGATAGATACCCACGCAGGAATGGGAGTATCTTATATAATAAAATTAATATGAGAATATACAGAATAAGTTACTACACAGAATACGCTGATGAATGTTTTGATTCAGAAACTACAATAGAAGCAGCAGGTATTTACGATGCGCTTATTACGTTTCATTCTAACAATATATTCAAACGTATACATAAGATAGAAGAACTCCCTGCAATGACATTAGAACGCAGAATAGAATTAAAGGTAAATGAAGGTAACGATGTATGGATTCCTTATGCACAAATATCACAATCACTTCGGGATTTTTGGATAGAGTATTTTAAAAAATAAATTGGTTGGTTAAATAGTTGAAATTAGGGTAGCAGAAATGTTACCCTTTTTTTGTTTCAATAGCTTTGCTATTTTGTTTAATACAATTTCACATAAAAGTTATTATTAAATAAAAAACTTTATGAAGTTAGAAATTTCTATACCTACATCTTTAAAAGAAATAACATTAGAACAATACCAAAGATTCACACGTATAGCTAAAGACAATCCTGAAGGCGAATTTTTGCAGCACAAGATGATAGAAATATTTTGTGGTGTATCGTTAAAAGAAATATCGTTAATGAAGTTAAAAGACATTACAACTATCACAAATAAGTTAGGTGAAATGTTTACCGGTAGTTATAAGTTGATTCAAACATTCAAACATAAAGGTTTAGAGTTTGGTTTTATTCCTAATTTAGATGAAATAAGTTTAGGTGAATATACCGATTTAGAAACATATATTTCTGATTGGGATAATATGCACAAAGCAATGGCGGTGCTTTACAGACCTGTAATAAACAAACTGAATAAGAAGTATCTAATAGAAGAATATAAAGGTTCTGCTACGTACTCTGATGCTATGTTAGATATGCCTTTAGAAGTTGCTTTAGGTGCTATGGTTTTTTTTTATCATTTAGGCAACGCATTGTTGAACTCTACCCTGAATTATTTGGAGACGGACAAGCAGCTGATGGATTTGATAGACAAGCAAACTTTGGAAAAAAGTGGGGATGGTATAGTTCATATTATGGCCTTGCTCAGGGAGATGTTAGAAGATTCGATGAAGTTTCCCAATTACGGCTTACAACCTGCTTAACATTTTTAACATTCGAAAAAGAAAAGAACGAAATAGAAATACAACAAATTAGAAAGTAATGAACCAATATTATAAAGTAACCGAAGTATTAAGGGATTCACTCTACGAGGATGGAATAGTAAACAATGTTACTACAGGCGATATTTTCAACGTAGATTTAAACAAGACTACTATATTCCCTTTGTCGCATATTATTGTAAACAACGTAACAGAATCTGAATCAGGAAACACAAACATATTTAACGTTTCAGTTTTACTTATGGATGTGTGTGATATATCTAAAGCTAATTCAACTGATATTTGGTTAGACAATGACAATGAACAGGATATATTCAACACTCAATTAGAAGTAGGTAAACGATTAATAGCAAGTTTACGTAGAGGCAATTTGTATGATATGGGTTTTAGATTAAATGGCAGCATTAGTTTTGAAGCATTTGCTGATAGATTTGAAAACAAATTAGTAGGTTGGACTATTACATTAAATGTAGAAACTGCAAATAATACTACTATCTGTTAATGGCATACAATCTATTACATACACAAAAGACTTTAGAACGCTTTAGAGACTACGTAATACAACAAAGTAGAACTAACTTAACTAAAGGCGGAAAGAACGTTACAAGCAATCTATATAGTCAATTAAAGGGCGAAGTAAAAGCAATGCCTAATTCAATAGGTATATATTTTGAAATGCCACAATACGGACAATTTCAAGACAAAGGGGTAAAAGGTAAATTCAGTTCTTTAAAAGCACCTAACTCGCCATTTAAGTTTGGTAGTGGAACAGGTAAGAAAGGTGGATTAACCGAAGGAATCAAAAAGTGGGTACAAGCACGTAGAATTCAATTTAAAAAGAAAGACGGAAAGTTTATGTCTTATGAATCTACTGCATTTATGATTACACGCAGTATTTATAATAAAGGAATAAGACCAAGTTTATTTTTTACCAAACCATTTGAAGCAGGATACAAGAAATACATCACAGAAGATTTAATAAAAGGATTTGCTTTAGATGTAGAAGATTTAATGAAAACAAGTTTAAAAGATATTAAGAAATGAAAGTAATTAATACACGCTCACCGTATTTTATAGAAGTAGATGAAGCAGGACAAGCTGCTGCACAATTGCGTTTGTGGGTTTGGAATAAAAATGAAACACAACCTGCAACGGCTACATATACTATTGAAAAGAAAATACCTTCTGAAGATTCTCCTATAATTGTATTTAACATTTCGCCTTACATAGCTGAGCAAATAGAAACTATAAGTGCTGTAATAGAAAATAACCCTGCAGAAGATTCTGACCAAATGTGGGTTTATGTTTATGCTGAATGGTATTTTAATACAGAAGGCGATAAAGAATGGGAATTAGTTAGAAGCATATCCTATGTAGGCACACAATCGTTTACAGGCTATTTAGATGGCGCTAATAAAACGCAAAACAATAAGGTAGAGTATTTAACTAATCCAAACATTATTCAGTATTACAACGAGGCTTCTACACAATTACAATTACCTTACTTTAATGTATTAATAGAACACGATGGCGAATCTATAACTCGTGCAAATTGGCAGAATTTACGTACAACAGGTGTAACTTCACAAATTATTTTAGATGATAGTTACCCTGCTGAAACTTATATGTTTAAGATACCCGCCAAAAACGCAGCTATTTCGAGCCATAACTTTGGGAATAATGTTTACATCACGACAGATTTGTTTGAAGGTGAACTTCCAATAGTTACTTTTCTACCGGTATGCGAAAGTAAATACACCCCTGTAGTTTGTACGTTTATTAATCGTTATGGTGGTTGGCAGTTTCTAACATTTTGGAAGGCACAAACAAACAATGTAGAAGTAAAGAATAGTGAGTTTAGATTACTGCCTGATAATTGGGATTACAATCCATTAAGAAACCAAACACAGCAGTTTAATTTTAATGGAACACAAAGTGTAAAACTAAATACAGGTTGGGTAGATGAAAACTATTCTGATTTAATGTTTGATTTAATGGCTTCAGAAACTATTTTATTAGATAACAAACCTGCAAATATCAAAACTAAATCTATGCCAATTAAAACAGGTTTAATGGATAAGATGATTAATTACGAAGTAGAATTTGAATATAGTTACAACCTAATAAACGATGTAGTATAATGCAAACAGTACAAATATACATTTACGTAGATGGTGTAATTAATCGCATTGAATTATTTAAAGATGAAAAGATAAGTGTAACTTCTTCTATTCAGAATTTTAATGATTTAGGAAAGCTGTTTACGGATTATTCACAATCGTTTACTATTCCTGCAAGTAAGCACAACAACGCTATTTTCAAACATTGGTACGAATCAGCAGTAGGTGAAACAGATTTAGATGGAATTAATTTAGTAGAAGGTACAGCATTCGACCATAGAATAAAGTATTACGGATATATTGAAATAGATACTATTCCTTTTCGTGATGGTAAATTCACAATGGAAAAGGCTAATAAGAAAAACGGCTTTATTGAGAGTTACTCAATAAATTTCGTTGGTAATTTGGTGCAACTTAAGGACAAGTTTTTAGAGGACAAAATAGGAAGTTTACCTCGATTAAGTGAATTAAATTTAGATTACAATTTGGCCTCAGTTGTTGCTACAATGAACACAACGACTCCAACCGATGTTTACTTCCCTATTATTGGGAACGATAAAAGATATGAATATCAAACGGGAGATATTGTAGACGATGTTACCTTATTAAGTGGCGCAATAAATTACGAGGATTTATTCCCTACTATTCGAGTTTCAAAAATATTTGAGTATATCCAATCACAATATGGCCTAAATTTTACAGGAGAATTTTTAAATAGTCAGACATTTAGCAAGTTGTTTTTATATTGCAAAAACGCTGACAAAATGATTTTTAGAAGTAATTTAACAAAAGTAAATTTTACTTCTGGCAGCTTAACAGGTTTAAATTTAACCACTGACATATTAAATGTAGATTATAGGGAAATTTCAATGCCTTGGATTGCTATTTTTAATCCATCTCCACCGCCGCCATTTACTAATCCCGATAGTTTATTCCCTGATACTGCTATATTTAATTTAAAAGTATTTACATCTTCAACAAATTACAACGTTCACGTTTATAATAATGGCGTTCCTTATTTAACATTTTTAAATTTAAACGGAAATAGTACGAACACTTTTAGAACCCAAGGAGGCTTTTTTAGTGAAAATTTCAATTTTACGTTTTTTATTAATTCAGATATTGGAGCGGTTACTTTTACAACTCAATTAATTGCAACTTATACTAAACTTAATAATATAGGTCTTACATTTGGCGGGTATTTTAGATCTCAACAAACAGCCTTTTCAGCAAGTCAAACAACAAATGGACAATTAAATATTGCAAGTTTAGTACCTGATATAAAAGTCAGCGATTTTGTTACAGGATTGGTTAAGATGTTCAATATGGTAATCGTTCCAACTGCTGAAAATACGTTTGAATTTACACCTTTAGAAAAATGGTATCAGGATGGTGATACAATAGATATTACTAAATACATACAACAAAACGAATTAGAAATAAATAAACCTAAACTATTTAAAAGAATTGATTTTAAACACGAAAAATCTGAGAATATTTTAAATATAAAATACATAGAAATGAATCCACCACTTGAATATGGTGATTTGTTTTTTGAAAATCCTAATTCAGCATTTACAGAAAATTACGAAGTTAAAACGCCTTTTGAAGATGTAATGTGGGAGCGTACAACTGGAACTGATTTTTTAACCGCTACAATGTGGACAAAAGACCTACAGCCATACGTTCCAAAACCTGTATTAATGTACGACAATGGTATTGAAACTTTTGAAGGTGCTTCTTCAAATTCAATTTACTTTAAAAATTCAAGTGGTGCAAATATTTTATCAAATAAATACCGTAGGTTTTCAAACGAAATACAATTAGGAGCAACGGATTTAACTTATTTACAAACTTTAAATTGGGGAGTAGAAAATTCAGTTTGGAATTTATCATTTGCACCAAACGGATTGTATCAGCAATTTTATAGCCAATACATAAACAACCTATACAATCAACGTACAAGAGTTATAAAAGCAAAAGGTAATTTCAATCCTTATTTGCTATCTACATTAAAGTTAAATGATAGGGTAGTAGTTTCTAATAAACGATACATTATAAACACACTTACAACTGATTTAACTACAGGTGAAGTAGAATTAGAACTACTAAACGATTTTAGGGATATAACGCAAGATACGACCTATTTACGCTTTTCAAACATACCATTCTTACAAGTAGATAATATCGCACAAAAAGTTCAGTTTATAATTTACAAAAATAACTACGATACGTTTGATGTAAAAACATCTACCGACTTTTTAACTTATACAACATCTACAGATAACGATGCTGATATATTGTTAGATGTAACTATACCCATTAATACTACTGCTGCTGATAGAGTGGATGCAATAATATTAGAATATTTTATAGAAGGAGTTAAAACAAACATACAAATACCTGTACTACAATATGCTTAAACAAATATTTGAACTATTGCAATGTACCGAACATTACGGACAAAGCGAATTAATAGAAATTGCTAAAGGCAAATTTGAACTGCCTACAACATTTAAAAAAGGATATACACAAATTAAAAGGGAAATGAAATGGCCGAAAAAATAGAAGTTGACTTAGAAGTAAAAAGTAATTTAGAGCCAACGATTCAGAATTTAAGAGAATTAAAAAATCAGTTAAAACAAACTGCTGCGGGTAGTTCTGAATTTAATAAAATTTCTGCTCAAATTCGTGATATGGATGATGCCATATCTGATGCTAAAGCTACCAATGATGATTTTCTTGGGCAATTAGAAAATGCTTCAGGGCCATTAGGTGCATTAGGTCAAGGCATACGTGGTGCTGAAAGAACATTTAGTTCCTTTAATGGTGCTTTAAAGGCTTCTGTAATTGGTTTAATAGTTGGTTTAATTGGTGGTTTAGTAAAAGCGTTCCAAGATAATGAAGTAGCAATGAAAAAGCTACAACCATTATTGCAAGGAATGGAAAAAATATTTCAAGGAATATTTCGTGTAGTTGAACCTTTGTTTAACATATTAGTAGATTTAGCTTTACAGGCTTTACCTTACGTTTCACAAGCGTTTAATGTAGTTTATTCAAGTGTTACTGCAGTATTCCAATCTTTAGGAATGTTAGGCGGTGCAGTAAAGAAATTAATATCAGGTGATTTTAGCGGTGCTTTTGAAGATGCAAAAAAATCAGTAACATCATTTAGCCAAAACTATGATGATGCTTCTAAACGATTTATTACAGGCACAAAAGAAATGACTGCTGCAGAAAAAGAAGCAGCAGAAAAACAAAAAGAATTATTAGAAAAGCAAAAAGAAGCAAGAAGAAAAGCAGCAGAAGAATTAGCCGCACAAAGAAAAAGGGATTTAGATGCTTTAAAAGCCGCTTTAAAAGCGCAACAAGATGCAACTCAAACTACATATAATGAAGTTACACAAGCTATAGGTGATGCGCAAGATAAACAATCTGAATTTTTTATGACTGCTACAGAAGCAGAAATAAGAAATGTACAGGATAAATACTTTAGATTATTAGAATTAGCTAAACAACAAAATAGAAGCAAAGAAGAAATAGATGCTTTAGAAATTGCACGTGATAACGAAGTAAACGATATAAAGCTAAAGAACAAACAAGATGCAGGAAAAAAGGAAATAGATATTGATAAAGCAGTAGCTGAAGCAAAAAAATCAATCCAAGATGCTTCTTTTTCTGTAGTTGAAGGTGGTATTGGTTTATTAAAAGGGTTATTTGAAAAGAATAAAGGAATACAAAAAGCATTATTAATAGCTGAAAGTGCTACAGGTATTGCAAGAATTATTACCAATACATCAGCAGCCAATGCAGCAGATGCTTTTAGTGCTTCTATGATGGGACCAATAGCAGGTCCACCATATTTAGCTACTAAATTAGCTTTAAATAAAGTTGGTGCAGGTATTGGTATTGCTGCTAACGTACTTGCTACAACAAAAGCATTAAGTGCTTTAGGTGGTGGTTCTGCAGGTGGTGGTTCTGCACCAAGCAATCAAGCAGGTGGTGGTGGTGGAAACGCACCACAATTTAACGTAGTAGGTGCTACAGGAGTAAATCAATTAGCAGGTGCAATTAGTAATAGAGAACAACAACCTGTACAAGCGTATGTAGTAGCTAATAATGTAACTACTGCACAAAGTTTAGATAGAAATATAATCCGTTCAGCTACATTAGGATAAATAAAACAAAATGCTTGTAAATTAATTTTAAAAGTATGGCATTAGTTTATAGACATTTAAAACCTTGTGGTGAAGTTTTTTATATTGGAATAGGAGTTTCTAAAAAAAGAGCATACTCTAAATACGGAAGAAATAAACATTGGATTAATACTATAAATAAATATGGTTATGAAATTCAAATTTTAATTACCGGTATAGAATATGAATTAGCTAAAGAAATAGAAGTTGATTTAATTTCTTTTTATGGAAGGAAAGATTTAGATAAAGGAACTTTAGTAAATATGACTGATGGTGGTGAAGGTGCTACTAACATAAATGCAGAAGAAAAACTAAAAAAGAAAATTAGATTAATTGATTATAACAAACACAATAAAGATTATTCTTTTACTCAAAACGAAAGTTATAAATCTAATATGCGAAATTCTTGTTTAGGAAAGAATAATAAAAAAATAATTGATTTAGAAACAAAAGTAATATTTGAATCATTACGAAAAGCGTCTGAATTAAACAACATAAGTTATACTATGTTAAGTCAAATGTTAAACAATAAAAAACCAAATAAAACAAATTTACAATGGCTAAATTAGATACAATAGAATTGTTTATTGATGAAGAAAACATTAAAGAAGGTGTAGATGCTATTAGCTTGGTAAAGATGCCTGCAATAGAGGAAAACTTTGTGGCATTGAATCAACATAAAATAGAATTTAAATCTATTGATGATGAAAAGCGAATTATTATAGGTTTAGCTTTAGTTCCTGATAAACTTATTTATAGAAGAAATGGTGATTACGAATATAACATTACTTTTTCAAAAGATACGGTTAGAAAAGCAGCTGAATTGTATTTAAAGAATTTAAAAAACAATAATACTACTTTAGAACATAAAGAAAAAACAGATGGTGTTTCTACTATTGAATCTTGGGTAGTTGAAAATCCTAAAATGGATAAAACTGCTTTGTATAACTTAAATGCAGTTGAAGGTGCTTGGGCAGTTATTATGAAAATTGATAATGATGAAGTTTGGAAAGAAGTTAAAAACGGAACTTATTTAGGTTTAAGTGTTGAAGGATACTTCAGCGATAAAGTAGAAATGAATTTTCAAAAAGCTAAAGAAGATGAATTGATTGAAAAAATTAAACAACTACTAAAAGATGAGTAAGAAACTAAAAGTAACATCGCCAAAATGTGGTAAACGTGGGTGCTTGTGTAAAGATAACACGTACAACTCTAAATGCTGCACCGGTGAATTAAGAGCGCAAGGCATAGGTAGTTTAGTAGGTCAAGGTAACGAACCTGCACCAAACTAATTTATAACAATTTAAAACAACAATTATTAATATAAAAAATTTTACTATGACACCTGAAGCACTAAAGATTTTAAACACGTTTCAAAAAACAGAATTAAAAAGCACAAAAGTAGAATTAGCTTTAGTTGATGATTTAAAAAGTGTTTTAAATGGAATTGAAAATGATTCAATTTATGAAACATATTCTGAAACTATAAAAATATCTTCTGATTTAGAAGTTCTTAAAAAGAAAGCTAATGATAGATTTTCTTTAAATGAAAAAGTTGTTCAAGCTTCTTTTTCAAGAATTAAATTAGCAGAACAATATTTAGCAACAGCAGAAAGAATTTCTAAAGAATTAGGTACAGATGAAAAAGCAATACCTAATTATAATAATGTATTAAACGCAAAAAATAAATTGCAAGATACTATTAAAAATTTATCTTCTGTTCAAAATAAATTAAAAAGTTTAATTTAATTATAATAAATAAATAAATAAGTAAATATGAATGTAATTAACGAAATTAAAACTCTTTTGGGAATGGAGGTAAAACTCGCTCAAATGAAACTTGAAGATGGTGTTACTGTTATCGAAGCAGAAGTGTTTGAAGCAGAAGCAGCGGTATTCATTGTAAATGGTGAAGATAGAATTGCCGTTCCTGTAGGAGAATACAAACTTGAAGATGGAAACATTTTAAAAGTTGAAGTAGAAGGTGTTATTGCTTCTATTGAAATGCCTGAAGAAGAAATGCCTGAAGCTGAAACTGAAGCTCCTGAAGTAGAAGTAGAAGTTGAAGCACAAGCTGCTGCTCCTAAACGTGTAGTTGAATCAATCACTAAAGAAATGTTCTTTTCTGAAATTGAAAAACTACGTGCTGAAATTGCTGAATTAAAATCAGTAAAAGAAGAAGTACAATTAAGTGCTGAAGTTGATGTACAACCATTAACACATTCACCTGAAGTTACTTCAACTGTTAAATTAAACAAAATTTCACCTAATCGAGCAATGTCTACGCAAGATATTGTAATGTCTAAACTTTTTAACTAAATATAAAAAATGGCTACTACTACTTCTATTACTTCGACCTATGCAGGCGAATTTGCAGGAAAATATATTTCTGCTGCATTACTTTCAGGTTCTACTATCGCAAATGGTGGAATCGAAGTTATGCCAAACGTAAAATACAAACAAGTAATTCAACGAATCGCTACAGATGGTATTGTTAAAGATGCTACTTGTGATTTTGATGCTACTTCTACAGTTACATTGACTGAAAGAATTTTGCAACCTGAGGAATTTCAAGTGAATTTACAATTGTGTAAAAAAGACTTTCACCAAACTTGGGAAGCTATCACAATGGGTTATTCAGCTTTCGATACTTTGCCTCCTTCATTTGCTGATTATTTGATTTCACACGTAGCTGCTAAAGTTGCTGAAAAAACTGAGCAAAACATTTGGAAAGGTGTTAACGCTAATGCAGGTGAGTTTGCAGGTCTTGTAACATTGGCTACTGCTGATGCTACTGTTATTGATGTTGCTTCTCCTGCTTCAGGTGGTATTACTGCTGCTAACGTAATTGCTGAACTTGGAAAAGTTGTAGATGCTATTCCTGCTGCATTGTACGGAAAAGAAGATTTGTACTTATACCTTTCACAATCAGCAGCCCGTGCTTATGTACGTGCTTTGGGTGGTTTTGGAGCTTCAGGTTTAGGTGCTAATGGTACTAACAATTTGGGTACACAATGGTGGAATAACGGAAGTTTGTCTTTTGATGGTGTAAAAATCTTCGTTGCTAACGGAATGGCTGATGATTACGTAATGGCTGCACAAAAATCTAATTTATTCTTCGGAACAGGTTTGTTATCAGACCAAAACGAAGTTCAATTAATTGATATGTCGCCAATCGATGGTTCACAAAATGTAAGAGTTGTAATGCGTTTTACTGCTACCGTTAACTACGGAATTGGTAGTGAAATTGTATTGTATACTCCTGCTGCATAATCATAACAAATAAACAAGAAAAGGGTGGTGGAATAAACACCACCTTTTTTTTATTGTTACTTCAAATAAAAAAAGATAATTAATTGATTATCAATAACTTATAAAAAAATATAAAAATGGCTTGTGATTTAACACTTGGAAGATTAGAACCCTGTAAATCAGCAGTAGGCGGCTTGAAGGCCGTTTATTTTGTGAATTGGGGTGAAATGACAGGATACACCTACACTACAGGTACAGATATTATTGATGCTGTTACAGGTAACCCTGATGCATTTAGATACGAATTAAAAGGAACTAATAGTTTTGACCAAACTATAACTTCATCACGTGAAAACGGAACTACATTTTTTGACCAAAGCGTAAAACTTCAGTTGAAAAGTTTAGATGCAGTTACACACAAACAAATTAAACTACTTGCTTATGGTAGACCACAAGTAATTGTAGAAGATAACAACTCAAACTTCTTCTTGTGTGGATTAGAACACGGAATGGATGTTACAGGTGGAACTATTGTTACAGGTACTGCAATGGGTGATTTATCAGGATACACATTAGAGTTAAAAGGTATGGAACGTGTACCTGCTAATTTCTTAGGTGATACTTTGGCTGAAGTTGGATTTAATGTAATTATTACCGACTAATTAATTCTTACAATTTAATTAAGGGTGGCATTAGCTACCCTTTTTTATTTTAAAACAATTTAGACTTTTATTTATTATTTAATAAAAAATAGAATGATAGTTTTAAAGGATTCTACATACTCACAAAATTTCAAGTTTATGCCACGTAGTTGTAATATTACTTCTATGGTATTTAAAGATGAATTAGCAAATGTAGACCACGAAATAGAAAACCCTGTACTTGTAGTAGAAAAGTATTGGATGCAATTTCAAGAAGATTTAACGTTTGAATTTCTAATAGATGGCCGTACTTATGCTTTAACTTGTTTTGATGGCGAAAACGTGGTTTATAGAGATAAAGTAATGTGTACAAATCAATCTATTTCTACTTACACAATTAATCAGGGTGTTTACGTTGCAAACGCTACATCAAATGAATTTATAATTTATGGATAATAATATTTCAATTGTTAATTTATCGGCTTATACATCTCCAGAAATTAGAGAAAGTAAAAGAAATAATTACATCGAATACGGACACGATAACAACTACTTTCAGTACTTAATAGATAGATACTTGTATAGTACTTCAAATGGTGCTATTATTACCGGTATTACTAATATGATATATGGTAAAGGCATTGGTGCATTAGATGCTAATAAAAAGCCTAATGAGTACGCACAAATGGTTTCTTTAATTAAACCTGACTGTTTAAAAAAGGTAGCATTAGAACGCAAGTTATTGGGAATGGCAGCAATGCAGGTTGTAATGGAAAAGAAACAAGTTAAATCTATTTCACACTTTCCTATGCATACTTTACGTGCTGAAAAATGCAACAAAAAAGGCGAAATTGAAAATTGGTTTTATTTTCCTGATTGGACAAAGAAAAAGCCAAGTGAAGAACCTACTAAAATTCCTGCTTTTGGTTTTGGTAACGGAAACGAAGTAGAAATTTATATTGTAAAACCTTACGTTAGTGGATTTCACTATTATACACCAATAGATTATTCGGGTTCTTTACCATACGCCTATTTAGAAGAAACCATCTCGGATTATCTAATTAACGATATTTCTAACGGATTTAGCGGAACTAAAGTTATCAATTTTAACAATGGTATTCCTTCTGAAGAAATGCGTGATAGACTAAAAAGCGAGGTGCTTTCTAAACTAACAGGCGCACGTGGTGAAAAAGTAATTGTAGCTTTTAACGCTAATGCAGAAAGTAAAACTACAGTTGATGATTTACCTTTAACTGATGCACCTGCACACTACGAATATTTAAGCAGGGAATGTTTTGAAAAACTAATTGTAGGACATAGAGTAACTTCGCCTATGTTATTAGGAGTACGTACAGGTGATGGTGGTTTAGGTAATAATGCAGATGAAATTAAAACTGCTACTTTGTTATTTGATAATATTGTTATTAAACCATACCAAGAAGAACTATGTGCTGCTTTAGATGAAATTTTAGCAGTTAATGGTATTTCATTGAAACTATACTTTAAAACTATTCAGCCGTTAGAATTTACTGATTTAGAAAATACTACTACACAAGAACAAGTAGCTGAAGAAACAGGTTTAAGTTCACACACTTGTTTAGGTTCTGAATCTATAGCTGATGAATTAATAAACAAAGGCGAAGTATTGGGTGAAGAATGGTTATTGATTGATGAAACAGAAGTAGATTACGATGCAGAAGAAGAATTAGATGCTGAAATAAACTTTATTAATCAGAAGCAAAACGATAAATCTTTACTATCTAAAGTATGGAAATTTGTTAGTACAGGAACTGCAAAGCCAAACATTAAAAGCCCTGAGCAAGATAAAGTAATTGATGGTGTAAACTTTATTACACGTTACGTTTATAGCGGTAATTTAACAGGCGAAAGAGAATTTTGCAATAAAATGTTAAATGCAGCAAAAGTATATCGTAAAGAAGATATTATAGCTATGGAAACTAAAGCAGTAAATCCGGGCTTTGGTGTTAAAGGTTCTGATTTTGTGGATGTTTGGTTATACAAAGGCGGGCCGAGATGCGAACATAAATGGTTACGTAGAACGTATGCAAATTTAGAAGGTGTAAAAGTTGACCCTACAAGTGGAACTGCTAAACCATTAAGCAATAGAATAGCTGAAAAGTACGGATATAGAATTAGAAACGAAAAAGAAGTATCTATGAAGCCTGCTGATATGCCAACAAAAGGTTACACACAAGAATATTGGGATAAAATGGGATTTAAAAACTAACAGATATGCAGGCACTATTTATAACTCGTGATGATATTGTAAAATTTACTGCATTAAATGGGAACATTGATACTGACAAATTTATACAATTTATTAAAATTTCTCAGGATATTCATATACAGAACTATCTTGGTACTCGATTATTTAAAAGGATTAATGATGATATAGTTTCAGGTGATTTAGAAGAACCATATACAACGCTTTTAAGCACGTATATTAAACCTATGGTAATTCATTGGTCTATGGTAGAATATTTGCCCTACGCTGCTTATACTATTGCTAATAAAGGTGTATTTAAACATTCAAGCGAAGCAAGTACAAACGTAGATAAAAACGAAATAGATTTCTTGATAGAAAAAGAACGTGATGTAGCACAATCTTATACAAATAGATTTATAGATTATATGTGTTTCAATCAATCTTCGTTTCCTGAATATAACCAAAATTCAAACGCTGATGTTTACCCTGATACAGATAGTTCTTTTACCGGTTGGGTTTTATAATTATGGCAATTGTTTATAGACATAGAAGATTAGATACCAATAAAATATTTTATATAGGTATTGGTAAAGAAGAAAGAAGAGCCTTTAGAAAAGACGGAAGAAATCAATATTGGAAAAATATAGTAAATAAAACAGATTATGAAGTAGAAATAATATATGAAAATTTGTTATGGGAAGAAGCTTGTGAATTAGAGATTTTTTTAATAAGTGAGTATGGGATAAAAAATTTATCAAATATAACTTTAGGTGGGGAAGGTAATTTTGGAAACACACATTCTGTTGAATCTAAAAAAATAATGAGCGAAAAAAAAATTGGTAAACCAAGTTGGAATAAAGGATTAAAAACTTCTAAAGAACATATTGAAAAGTCAAGAATTGGATTAATTCAATATTATAAAAATAACGAATCGCATTCTAAAAATATAAAATTTTCTGATGAAAGTAAATTAAAAATGGCTAAATCTAATTCTAAACCTGTAATAGATAAAATAACAAATATTGAATATTATGGTTTAAAAGAAGCTTGTAGATTAACAAATATTGATTACAATAATCAAAAATATTTATTAAGGAATAATAGATTTGATTCAAGATTTAGATGGATACTATAAAAGAAACATATAAACCCAAAGAAAAGAACGTACAAAAATTACAATTATTTTTAAATAAAATAGAAAATGAGTTTAAACTTCACACACATAAAATCAGATACGTTCGAGGCGGTAAACTTCGAGATTAATGTAGATACTGTACCGGTAGATTTAACAGATACTATTATTCGTATGCAATTGCGTAAAGAATACGGTGGTGTAGTAGGTTTATCTTTAACTTCTGTAGGTAATGCAGGAATTACTATTACAGATGCTGCAAACGGCTTATTTCGTATTAATCAGCAAATCATAAACATACCTGCTTTTAATTATATTTATGATATTGAGTTTGATTTTGATGGAGTTGTAAAAACTTATATTTCAGGGAATTTTTTAATTAAAAATGATGTAACCCGCTAATGTGTGAAAATGTAAACATAAACGTTTCTGAAACAAATGAAACAATTAATATAGTATCTTCTGAAATTCAAGAAGTAATTGATATTAATGTGTTTGAAACTACTGAAGATGTTACTTTAAACATTACTGAAGAAATAATTCAAGTAAACATAAACAAGGTAACTGCTGCTGAACAAATACAATCTGATTGGGCGCAAACTGACAATGAAGCATTAGACTTTATTAAGAACAAACCTACTATACCTACAAACACTTCAGATTTAATTAACGATGGTGAAGATGGTGTACATCCTTTTATTACATTAGAAGACATACCTGTAGTTACAGGCTTTGTTCCTTACACAGGCGCAACAGAAGACGTGAACTTGGGAGAGTTTGGACTTTTAACAGGCAACGTAGAGTTTGACAATACACCTACAAACGTGCCAACAACTGCGGGGGCGATGTATTGGAATGATGCAGACGGAACTGCAGATTTGATTTTAAAAGGCGGTAACGTAAAATTACAAGTAGGTCAAGAGTCAGTTATTCGAGTGGTTAATAAAACCGCTACCAATATAAATTTATTAGAGGCAAACTACCAAGCCGTAAGAGTTACAGGAGCGCAAGGTCAAAGATTAAAAGTTGATTTAGCGCAAGCCACAACCGACAATTTAAGCGCAGAAACGATTGGACTTGTAACCGAAACAATAAACAACAACCAAGAGGGTTTCATTACTACAAGCGGAATTGTTCGAGGCATAAATACAACGGGAAGTTTACAGGGCGAAACGTGGGCCGATGGTGATATACTATATTTGTCGCCTACAACTGCGGGAAATGCCACAAAAGTTAAACCAACTGCGCCAAATCATTTGGTTATACTTGGTTACGTTATTCACGCTCACATAAATCAGGGGAGTATTTTTATTAAGGTCGATAACGGCTACGAATTAGACGAACTGCATAATGTAAAAATAACAAGCGCAGCGAATAACAACGTTTTAGCTTACACTTCAGCGACTGACATTTGGGAGAATAAAACAGTTGAAACGGCTTTGGGTTATACACCGCAGCAACAACTTATAAGCGGCACAAATATCAAAACTATAAATGGAGCTTCAGTTTTAGGAAGTGGCGATTTGGTAGTGGGTGGCTCAACAAGTTTAGCTATTGGAACTACACCAATAACAAGCGGAACTATTGGCCGAGTTTTATTTCAAGGAACGGGCGATGTATTGCAACAAAGTGCAAACTTTTTTTGGGATAATACAAACGGAAGGTTAGGTGTTGGAACGGCCACACCCGCTAATAGTTTAGATATATTAGGTAACGTTAGAATATCAAATCAAACTTTAGTTGGTAATAATGGAGGGCAAATATCTCTAAAAGCAACAGATGGAAATCCGGCAGTTATAGGTATTCAAGGTAACTACTTTCAAGCCTTAGGATTTTGGGGTATGAATAGATTTACAAATTCATCAACTCCTGATTTTAGGATTTTAGGTACAGGAGATGTAAATGTAGTAACAAACTTACTTATCAATACCACAACAAACGCAGGCTTTAAATTAGACGTAAACGGCACGGCGAGGGTTGTTGGAGAAGGTTTAATAAGTGGTTTAACTATTGGTAAAGGTAGCGGAGCAGGTAACGCTGAAAATACTTCGTTAGGTTTTAGAGCTTTGTCTACAAACTCAACAGGAGCAAGAAATACGGCAGTTGGTTATGATTCACTTTTTAGTAATTCAACGGGAACTGATATAACGGTTGTTGGTAGATATACAGGTAGGCTAAACACAGGGAGTTTTGTTACTGCAATTGGTGGTGAAGCAGTAGGCGGTAATGTTACCTCAAGTGGAGCATATAATACAGGTGTTGGATATCAAGCAATTAAAGGAGGCACAGGCGCTCAAAATACTGCTATTGGTGCTTTAGCTTTAGCTGCTAATACAACAGGTGGAGATAACACTGCAATGGGAATGCAATCTTTAAATACAAACATTTCGGGTAGTAGAAATGTTGCAATAGGTTATCAATCTTTGTTTAATAATACAGCCTCAAATAATACCGCTTTAGGTCATAGAACTGCTTTTAATTTAACAACAGGAGATTTTAATATAACAATAGGCTCATTTGTAAATCCCGCTTCAAATACTGCAATTGGACAGTTAAATATAGGGAATGTTTTATATGGTGTAAATCTTTATCAAAACACATCAATGAGCAGTACTCCAACAACAAATGGAGCAATATCAATTGGTGTTACTGCGCCCGCTGCTTCTGCCGTGTTAGATGTAACATCAACAACAAAAGGATTCCTACCGCCGAGAATGACACTCGCACAACGTAACGCTATAACTACACCTGCTGCGGGATTGGTTGTTTACGATACGACTTTGAATAAATTATGTTTATATACAACAACTTGGGAAACCATAACATCACTTTAAATAAATAAAAAAATGGCACTAATTGAACCGATTAATTTCCCTTTCACAGGAGAGGCTACTGAACTAAAAGTTTTAATTCTTAATTTTGCAACCGATGCGACTACTTGCGCAACTTATAACCAACTATTAACTGAGGAGGGTGTAGTTTGTACCGAATGGAACTATGCTTTAACCGATGAGGAATTTTCAGCGTGGGGCGAGGATAACACTTGGGTAGAAACTTGCGTAGCAAAAGATAAAGGAATTGTAATTTTAAAACCCTTAGACTTATGGAAGAATTAAACGTAATTAAACAAGCGATTGAAATCGCAGTAAAAGCGGGAGTTTATCAAATGGCTGACGTGGTTGCTTTGTCACAAATACTTGACAAATTAGCGGCTAAATTGCAAGACGATGAAGCAAATTAAGGAGCATTTACTGCCGATTATTCTAATCGTTTTGGGGATACTCGACCAAACGACTCATTTGCTTGTTGATTTAATTAGTCAAGTAGGATTGCCTGAATACGTAGGAACTATATTTAAAATATTAGTAATAACACTTGGTGCAGTAAAACTATATTTATCGCAACCTAATAAATTTAAAAATGAGTAATTTAGAATCAGAAAGATTAGACAGAATAGAACAACACTTAAAACTATTAAAACAAGATAGTGAAATTCGTTCTGCTGATATAAAAGAAATTAAAATAGCTTTAATAGGTTCTGCGTTAAACGATTTTAAGGGTTTAGTTTGGAAGGTATCAGATATTGATAACAGAGTAACTGAACTTGAAGATAACGATAACGAAATGAAAGTTTATGTTCGACAGGCTAAATTTGTTATAGCTGCTTTTACTGCTGCATTAGTTACTTTACTTTTTAAAACTTTTTCTAAATGAAATTAAATTCAGAAGGTTACCGGTTAATTACAAAATTTGAAGGTTTTAGTGCTAAACCATATTTGTGTTCTGCAAAAGTGCCTACGATTGGGTACGGGAATTGTTACTATACAAATGGTAAAAAAGTAACTTTATTAGACAAACCAATTACAGAAGCAGAAGCGTTTGAAATGTTTAAAGAAATAGCTGATAGATTTGCTGATAAAGTAAGTAAGTTAGTTACCTATCCTATAAATCAAAATCAATTTAATTCTTTAGTTTCACTTTGTTACAACATTGGAGTAGCTGCGTTTCAATTATCTACTTTGTTAAAAATGGTAAATGAAAACGCAAACAATCCAAAGATAAAAGACCAATTTTTACGTTGGAATAAAGCAGGTGGTAGAGTAGTACGTGGATTAACATTAAGAAGAAATGAAGAAGCATTTATATATTTTAGTTAGTTTAGTATTACTATCTTGTGGTTCAAGA